TCTCTTTATTGATTAGTTGTTGTGCTACATTAAGACCACGATTTTTAATCAGGTCAGAGATATCCTTGCTGCAATATATATCAGGGACATATACATTAGCAAGTCTAAATTTAGAACAAATCTTAGAAGCCACAGTTTGCCCAGGATTTTGCTCTGACCCAAAGTCGTTATCGTAGAAAACGATTACTTCTTCGAACCTTTCTTTGAGCGTTTTGATGAGCGCTTCACTGGGCAGTTGCATTTCGGATTGTAGAGCGATGGCGGGGTAACCAAGCACCTCCAAACACATGACATCCTTGAGCGAACTTGTGATAAATACAATCCTGCCGCTGTCAACCAATTGAGAATACCCTTGAATAACATCTTTACCCACGTTACTATACCATTTATTTTCTTCTTCATACGGACTATAAATCTTATAACCGCTCGGAAAACGGAAAGCGTAACTGATACTATGCGGGTGAAAACGTGTCTCATTAATCCAGAAATATTCTATTGGGTGAACATCAAATTTAACCAATAAATTTCTAGGAATGCAAAACTTCTTCCAATAATCTGCATCTAAGCTATTCCAATGTCTAGCTTTTATACGAATCACTGAACGTTTTAAGGGTGTTTTGTTGTACTCATACTTTCTAGCAGTAGGAACTATATTACTACTCACTAACCCAAGACCAAAGTCCTGAGATATAAGCTGCAACGCACCTACAAACTCTAAGTTGTACTTGTGCATCACATACCCAAAGCAATTAAAGGTATGTTCTTCATTAGCAAAGTCCTTGTACAACAATCCACCTTTCCATTCAACGATACTAACACCAGGTCTAGTGTCTTCACGCAGATCACTGCAAAACTTTACCCCAAGCTCCTTGAAGTTAGGGCAATAATGTCTAAAGATATCGTACTCTGTTATCTTGCTTAGTATTACGTCGCTGTGTAAATGATCATGGCTATTTCTATGCTTAATCATGGCGTGTAAAAATAAGGAAGGGGACCGTAGTCCCCCTCCCTATTCCAGCAATTAATGATAACCCTGAAAAACTCACCAATCGCTGTCGACGGTTTCAGCTTGTGCTGCAGGTTCTGGGTCTGGGGTAATCAAACCAGGAACGTACTTCTCCAGCTCAAGGCTAGAGTTGTATTCTGCATTGAATGCACCATAGTCATCATTAAGCTGCTTGATAAACAGATCCTTACGGAAAGGCTTAAGACGACCGAAGTGCTTCGTGTACACTTGCTGATACTTACCATCTTTGACACCGAGCAATACACGAACCCGGTTATCAGCCCCCACAGCGTTTACAAGCTGACGAATCTCTGTGACATCACCGGCCATGATCTTATCAATGGTATCGAATGCACACTCATCACCATTAATTACGTTAGCATATGCTTTGATGAAATCCATGAGCATGTCCTCACCGACGTATGCTTTACGCACACCACTAGACTTGTACCAGTCATACAATTCTGATGGGTCTTGGTCTGCAAATACAAACTGACCTACAGAATTGCACCACAAGTTCTTCCCTGACTTAGCAACACGATGTTCTGGCTTTACAAGAATGTCAAAGCGTGTAGTAAACGAAGGCTCGATGCACTTCAACCAGAATGTAATCTTGTTGTATGTATCACCCCCAATAGACACATCAGTGTACTGTGGTTCTGCTCGTAAGTTGATTCCTAGGTCACTTAGCTCAGACTGTGAGGGATTCACAGCCATGATTTGCATAGGTGCGATACCTACATACAGTGGTACTCCACCACCACCTGCTACTTCTTCGTTGGAGTTGTTTGCGTTAATAGCCATTAGTTAATAAGTTCAAAGGTGTCAAATGAATCGTTTTCTGCAGTGTTGTCTTCCACACGCTGTGCTTCAGTATCAACACGCAATTGGTTTGGGTTCTCTTGAGGAGCCTCTTGCTTGGGAGTTACGTCATCCACGAGAGTAAAGCTGATCTTAGTCAGTGCTCTCTTTGGGCGACGGTTCTTGAGCATAGGGTGTTGGAACAATTGCTTGATCTCCATCCCAGTAAGCTCATACTTCTCTTTGATTTGTGGACGACCGAGACCGTTATCAAGGTCTGCGATAATACCAGAAAGTGTGAGGGTTTTCTGCTCTCCTTCAGGAGTGGTTTGCTTTTCTACGGTAGGCTCCGTTTGTTGATTTGCTTCAATCATAGTGTTTGGGTTTAAAGTTAGTCGATGAATATTTTGTCCCATTCAAGAGGGAACGTTTGACCTTTAAGGTGGTCACACCGTGAACCGGCTTGTATGTCACCAAGAGAGTCGAAACTAATCATTGTAGTATCGTTCTCACGAAACACATAACCGATTGCATCTGCATTAGCACATGTGATGTTACGAATCTTTCCGGTCAAGTCAAGGTCTTTGTAAGCTACCTCTTTGCCTTTCTTCTCTATCTTAGCCTCCTTAAGATGACCAACAAGAATAACATGATCAGCAAGAGTGTTAAGCCGCTCAATCCATTTTTTGAAAGCCATGCGCAGATACATGTAGCCAGCGCCATTAGGTAGAGTGAGAACAGATAGTCCGGCATTCTCTTTATCAAAGTTTTTACCCATGGGCGTGTTCTGGTAGAGCCGCTTTGCCTCCGGTTCGCACCAGACTTCGAGTTGCGTAACTGTGTCAATTGCAATGTATTTATAAGGTTTACCTTGATTGATAATCTCCTTCCCAATCTTAGCCAGTTCCGTTAGGTTCTTAGCTTTGATCTTGAGAGCATCAATCATATCAGTTCCGTCCTCCAGGTCAATGATAAGGCAGTTGTCTAACTGGGCAAGAGCTGATGTCTTGCCTACCTTGGGTTGACCATAGAGAACGAAGTTCTTGGGGGACTTCCTACTAGCCTTAATTTTACTAGTGGGAAGGCTAATCTTTACTTCGCTCATTAATTGTGAATGTTGATAAATCTGTTTGAAATGGGATCATTCCCAACAAACCATCACGATTCTTCTCCACGTGACAAGCTAGTAACCCAACAGGGTCTTGTCCGCAGTACGAATCAGTAATCCCATACAAGTCGTAGGGACGCTGTAACATCATAACTACATGAGAGTCCTGACCAATAGAATCACCTCCGAAGAGATCGGTTAGCAAAGGTTGGTATTGCTGTTTGGCTCTGTACTCCTGTTCGATGTTACGATTCAGTTGTGAAAGTAGAATTGTTATGGATTGCATCTTTGCCTGCATCCACATGCAGGACTTAGAAACTGTGTTTAGTTTCTGCAGTTCTGTATCCTCCTTCCCAAGAACTAATCGTGAGTGGTCAATCAAATTGATGACAGTCTTCGAAGGATGTCGTAAGAACATCTCCTCGTTAACTTTCTTGATTATGTTCATGTCTTGGGGGATACTACAGAAATACATAGGATAATCCTTGTACTTCTGTACAGCTTGCTTGTACTTATCGAATGCTTCCTCTGATAGAGTACTCTCTACAGAAAGCAGATCGAATGTCTGAAGCTTAGTGTCCTTTGAGCCAGCACGTAATATTTGCTGCTCACCAGGCATCTCAAAGCTCCAGTAGATAACGATTAAATCGTTGTTTGTTTCTTTGTTTACATCGAGTATGTCAAATATTAATTGATTAGAAAATGCTGATTTACCTACCCCAGGTCGACCTGCAATAACATACATCTTACCAGGCTGCAAGCCCCCCATAAGATTTCTGTTAAGTCTAGGCCACGACGTAGGGTACACACGTCTCTTCCCCACCATACCATCATGGACATCTCGTATAGATTTCTCTACTGTCTTTGAGATATGATAAAGTTTTGGGAGACTATAGTTCCCTTGTGATGCGTCGCTCATTGTCTGAAGTGTCTGTTAGGTCTTGATAGCGCTCCCAGGTATGCTGATTAATCCATGTACTCAGCATCTGCATATAGCCTAAGTTATTTGCTTTCTTCCTTTGGTCTAGCTCTACACCCAAGCATCTAATCACCTCCTTATGTTTGACTACGCTTCCATTAATGTACTTCTCGTACTGTTTGCGAGCCTTCTTGTTTGTTGAGGCATTAGGGTCTTTGGCACGTAGGGGGCGTACACCCCCATTTGCATATACCTTAAGAGGAAAGTGGGAGAGAAGCTCTGACCACATTTGATCGAACGGAGTAGCATTTGGTGAACTAAACTTCGCTCTAACAACATGTTGATCAGTGCTCTCCCCCAGCTTAACCAGGCCTTTGGTTTGCATTACTTCAAGCCTAACAACTAACTTTAGATCGTCTATGACATCGTGGGAACCACTTTGCAAGAGAGACAAATATAAGTATTCGTCAGCAGTTATCCCAAAATCCTTGAGACTTTTTGTACAAATCTCTACGACCATAATAAATAGTTGTATATCAGTAAGAACCTATAAAGCTCTTCTTTATTTTCTTACTACTATCCTTCAAGCCTTTGTTATGCAGGCTTTTGAAATACCCACACCAGTTAGCTTGACCAGATTGCACTTGAAATGTACCTAAGTTCTTGTTTATTTGATCAAACATACGATCAACATCAAATGCAGGATCGCTACTAAGAACAGAAAGAGCTTTAAGAACCGCACCTTGTTTCCACACTTTTGCAGGGATAGGGTAA